GACTTGACTCATGCTGAAGCTCAATCACTTCTTACCTTTGGTATCCTAGAGGCCATCAAAGCTGGCTTACGTGAAGGTGAGAGACTAACAGTGGAAGGAGATGATCTTGAAGATTTTAGTCATACCGGACTGTCAGATTAAAGAGGGTGTACCTTTAGAGCACTTGACATGGGCTGGTAAAGCCATTGTCGATTACAAACCTGATGTGGTGGTTAACATAGGTGACTTTGCAGATATGCCAAGCCTTAGCACTCACGACATCAAGGGTAGTAAGTACTTTGAAGGTCTACGCTACAAGAAGGACGTTGAAGCTACTAAGGAGGCCATGAAGTTGTTGTTGGCTCCTTTGAGAGAACTTCAGAAGTCTCAGAAGTCATCTAAGCACAAGGTGTACAAGCCTCGTATGGTGATGACTTTAGGGAATCATGAGAACAGGATTGATAGGGCTATTAACAATAATCCTACACTGGAAGGCTTAATATCTACAAAGGATCTTGAGTATGAGAAAGATTGGGAAGTACACGGGTTCCTTCATCCTGTGTTTATCAATGGTGTGGGTTTCAATCATTATTGGCCCGTTGGTGCGATGGGAAGACCTGCTGGTGCTGCTAGTGCTATCATTAATAAGTTACACATGTCTTGTGTTGCAGGACACCAACAGGGAAAACAAATCGCCTATGGAAAACGTGCTGATGGAAAGCCTATATGCGCTATCATTGTTGGGAGTTATTACCTACACGATGAGTCTTATATGGATCAACTAAGCAATAGACATTGGAGGGGCTTACTGATGATGAATGAAGTACAGGACGGACACTTCGATGAGATGTTCTTAAGCGTTGAGTATTTAGGGAGGAAATATGGTTGATCGTAAATGTAGTACTTGCTTTTACAGCGGAATAGATGGTAAAATACATCCCTGCAATAATTGTGATGATTATGACAAGTGGGTTAATCGTAACATCTACATTAAAGAAGCAGCAAAGCCTCTCAGTGAAGCCATTAAAGAATGGGTTGATGATAATGATGATGAAGCTGGGTATCAGAAGTGGAGTCCGATTGAGAAACCTAGACACTACACTGAGCACCCGTCAGGTATTGAATGTATCCAAGTTACAGAACACATGAGCTTTAACTTAGGTAATGCAATCAAGTACATCTGGCGTTGTGACCTTAAGCAAGATGCCATTGAAGACCTGAAGAAGGCTAAGTGGTACATTGACAGAGAGATTGATAAACGTGTTAAACATAACATTTGAAGAACTGAAAGAGGCTCTCAAGCGTTTGGATGAGGTCACACTTTTGGAACTGTTAGGACTCCAGAGTGATGACCTTGTCGATAAGTTTGATGAATTGATTGAGAAGAAACAAGAATATTTAATAAAGGAATTAGAATAATATGAGTACATCAACTATGACACCATACCAAGAATACATTGGCAAGAGTCGTTACTCTCGCTACTTGGATGATAAAGGCCGTAGAGAGCACTGGCCTGAAACTGTGAACCGCTACTTTGACTTCATGACCAAGCACTTGAAAGACAAGCATGACTACACACTGACACAGCCACTACGTGATGAGCTGCAGTCTGCTGTGACTAACTTAGAAGTGATGCCATCAATGCGTAGCATCATGACAGCTGGTGATGCCTTAGAGCGTCAGAACGTAGCTGGCTATAACTGTTCATACCTGCCCATTGATGACCCTAAAGCCTTTGATGAGGCTATGTATATTCTACTGTGTGGTACTGGTGTAGGCTTTAGTGTGGAGCAAAAGTATGTATCTAAGTTACCTGAGATTCCAGTTGATTTGTACAATAGTGGCACTGTCATTAATGTTAAGGACTCCAAAGAGGGATGGGCTAAAGCCTTACGACAAGTCATTGCCTTGTTATATGCAGGTGAGATTCCAAAGTGGGACGTATCTAATGTACGACCTGCAGGTGCACGACTTAAAACCTTCGGTGGACGTGCGAGTGGGCCTGAACCTCTTGTCGACTTGTTCAAATATGTTGTTAATAAATTCAAGGCTGCTACGGGACGAAAACTTACAAGCTTGGAAGCTCACGACATCCTCTGCAAAGTTGGCGAAGTTGTTGTGGTCGGTGGAGTGCGTCGAAGTGCTATGATCTCCTTGTCAGACTTGAGTGATGACCGTATGGCTCATGCTAAAGCTGGTAACTGGTGGGATGGTAATGGTCAACGTGCCTTGGCTAACAACAGTGCCATCTACGAAGTAAAGCCTGAGGTAGGTAAGTTCATGCGTGAGTGGTCAAGCATTTATGAATCACATTCTGGAGAGCGAGGCATCTTTAATCGTTATGCAAGTGAACTTCAAGCAGCTAAGAGTGGACGTAGGGAATTGGGTAAAGAGTGGGGTACAAACCCTTGCAGTGAGATTATCCTTAGACCTTATCAATTTTGTAATCTGTCTTCTGTTATTGTTCGGAGCGATGATAGTGTGGATACTCTACGGAATAAAGTGCGCTTGGCTACTATTCTGGGGACTTTTCAATCGACGATGACTAACTTCCCGTACCTGCGTAAGGTGTGGCAGACAAACACTGAAGATGAGCGTTTGCTGGGTGTATCTATGACTGGTATCTTGGACAATGCTTTGCTCAATGACCCTGATAACACTGAGCTGCCAGCTATCTTGGAAGGACTTAAGAATGTTGCTATTGACACTAACGCTCAGTTTGCTGACGCTATCGGTATTAATCGTAGTGCTGCCATCACTGCCATTAAGCCAGAAGGAACTGTATCGCAGCTCACAGGCACTGCTAGTGGCATCCACCCTCAGCACAGTCAGTACTTTATTCGTCGGGTACGCTCTGATAACAAAGACCCTCTGACTGCCTTCTTGCAATCTCAAGGGTTCCCTTCAGAGGCTTGTGTGATGAAGCCTGATAGCACAACTATCTTTAGCTTCCCAATGCGAGTTGAGAAGGGTGCTGTACTGCGTGAGGACTTGAATGCTATCCAACACTTGAAACTGTGGCTACTGTTCCAGCGTCACTACTGTGAGCATAAGCCTTCAGTGACTATCTCAGTGACTGAGACTGAGTGGCCTGAAGTTGGTGCTTGGGTGTGGAATAACTTTGATGAGATTACAGGTGTGAGCTTCCTACCTATGGATGGTGGAACATACCGACAAGCTCCTTATGAGTCCATGACTGAAGAAGAGTATCATGCTATGGTTGCTGGTATGCCAGCTGGTATTGACTGGGAAAAACTGGTTGAAGGTACTGACAACGTAGAAGGTGCTCAGACACTAGCGTGTACCGCTGGTGCGTGTGAGATATGATACTTGACTTTGAATTCAAGACTGGCTTAGTCTTTGGCATTGAAGCTGATGAACTGTACATCATGGATGATGAGAACAATATGTCAGATGAAGCCAATCAAGTTATCTACTTACACATAGGCTTCTTAACCTTAGCATTTATCCTTGATTAATCGTCATGAACTGAAGAATATACTAGGATAACTAAAAAGCCCCTTAGGAGTGATCCTTTGGGGCTTTTCTGTTACTCATCATCTTCTTGGAAACTACTGAGGAATAAAGCTACTTCAGCTTTCCTTCGTTTAACTAAGCCGGGCAGTTCTCGACCACCTCCCTTAGTCCACTGCATGAAAGCTTCAGCAGCTGCATCCCATTCACCTCTATTTATCTTCATCCGAATAGTAGACCGCTGAAAATTGCCCAGTCCGGCATTGAAGGCAAAAGAGACACACGCATCGAAAGCCCCTTGACGACCAGATAGAGTAGGAGCAAGTCGAAGAACACCACGTTCAAAAAGACCGACATCATCTGCGAATAGTTTCTCGATTTCCTCTTTAGACCATACACGATTGTCCTCCTGTTTCAATGGGTACTCCTTACGAATCATCGTAGATTGTCCCTCTTTAGCTACCATTGGTAAGCGTATCTGTTCCTGATAGAGGACATGACCATAACCAATAGTCCAGATATGAGCAGGACACAGGTAAGGTTTATTCCTGCATCCCTCAAACCTGTGCATCAAGTCAGCTCCAGCTTTGCTTAGCTTCACTTCTTACTCCAGCTACGTGAGCCAAACCAGAAGCCTATGATACCTCCAAGCATAGCCATCTCATCACTGCTAAAGATAATGTCAGAGACTGCAATCAAGTTATCAATATTTGTAATCAACTCAGGATGGTTACTGACATAGATTGCAATCCAAGCATTGATGGCACACAGTTCAAGGATAAAGATGTAAGTCACTACAGGACGTACAGTACCTACGAAGTTAACCACCCA